AGAGCAATAAAGTCCTCATCAGAACAAGCCTCACTATGATTAACAGCCGCCATTTGAATTCCTAAACAGTAAATTCTCTAACAGGTTGATAACTCTATGCTCTTGCATCTCAATCTCATCTTGAGATGATTTGGGGTCTTGAGAAACAACCATCAAGTCATGCAGAAAAATGTGCAACAACTCATGCAAAGCAGTTCTATCTATGCTCTCTGGAGTGATCTTTTCAGCCCCAAAGTCTCCTAAACGATACACAGCAAGTCTTGCGTTAGGGGTAAACTCAACAGAAGCCATTGCTTGCTTGGCGGGTTTACTTCCCTTTTCTATTCTCCAATCACCAAGACTCAGCACTTGTTGCCACTTTCTGACACTTAGTGCGAATAGCTTAGCATCTTCTGGTGTAGGAATGTTAGACATATCAACACCTTATACAAGAATTGTTACAGTTTAGTTTAAGACGCTAATACTTGCAGGGCGTGGTTGATATGTTTTATACGATCATCTAAGCCAATAAAGCCACCATTTATCTTCTTGGTCATGGTTTTATAGTCTTGGGTGTCTGCATACTGGTTCAGTTTATGGGTATCCCAGAACCATCCCGCAGTGAGGGCAGCGTACATCGGAGTAGCAACAAGGTCAGGCTCCATAATGAAATCCACCCCTAGAGCCTTACCCGCATGGTGGTAGTTAGCCGATCCAGTAAGTTGGATACATCCTCTTCCTCTAAAGCGATAACCATCACCAGAAGCCTCATCCCTGTTGCCCATACGTGAGCTATATACAGTATTTGCAATCAACTTAGGATTACGAGCGCAAGCCTGTGCCTTGGCAGAGTCAAACCTTTTAGGCCAGAGTTTCTGTAAAGCCTCCGCACGATAATTTAAGTTCTCCTCAAGAACCTTAAAGTTTCCGCACTCATGCCCACATTGACCAATAAAAGCGGCTTTTCTCAGGTTGCTAGAGATGTCAAACCTTTCAAAAGTAGCATTCAAAGCATCTACCCAAACAGGACTTATGTGAAGGCTATCAAGTTGATTAGCGTTTATCATTTAAAAGATTCCTTACTTGGTCATACGACTCAATACAAGCGTTCAAAGCAGCAGTATTTCTATCACCTTGGGCGACTATTTCTGCGATGGCTTGGAGGGTTGCTCTTTCGGCATCAGGAGTTGGGTCAGGCGCTCTGTCAGGTTCACTGGTTGTTTTTGTATCTGTGGTGGCAACGGGGGTATTTGTGGGGGTTTGTACACAACTGGGGGCGGAGATGCGCACCCGACCAGCGCTGATAGCACGATTAAGAGCAGACTGTTTTTGATTGACAACATTTGTAGTCTCCATGAGTTTGGTTGCGGTAGTGTTTAACTGTTCATTAAGTTTATGTTCAGTAGCCCTAGATTCCTCATTCTTTTTGGCTATCTCAATCTGCATTTCCTTATCCCTGTCTGACCACCCAAAATGGTAGCCACCACGATAAGTCCCAAACAGACTAATTGCTAAACCAACAAGTAACCAAGGTAGCGGTATGCCAAACATCACTCTGCCTCTTTACGTGCTTCTGCCAATTGGATACGCTCATAGTCGTTTTCCAAGTGGTCAGGGGGAGTTGTAGGAGGAGGGCCAGGTGTCCAACTCTCATCCAACTCAGGGTTCACCCAAGCGGGTAAAGCTCCAGAAGGCGATGTCCATGTTTGCGTACCATAGGAGGCGTTAAAACCCGTCTGTGAGCCTACAGTTGGTTGGCACGTTGGTTGTTGAGGTGGCTGTTGCTTAGAAGTCATTGCCCGTTTACCAATAACACCACCAATACCGCCAACAATCAGCAAAACAATGTCGTTCAGCATCTTTGTATAGGCTTGGTCTATCGGGGCCATGCTCTTAATCGGTTGAGTGACAAAAGTCACTGAGTAGAGCAAGGAAATCACGATAAAGAAAAGAATCAGGGTAACAGCAAGCACCACAATGCCCCAGACCCTGACTTCAATCTCTTCAGTTGTTAGGTTTAACTTCGTCAACTTTTTTCTCCAAGATAGGTGCTACCAAGTATTCTGGACAAGTCTGTGTAAACAGACATCTAGGCTTTTGGCACTCTGGTGCGTGAAATTGGTCAGGATTCTGGCACTTATACCGATATTTTTCTTCGCAACCAGTAAGTAACAACAAAAGCAGTAGATATTTCATATTGGCAATCTTTCAAGAATTGCGTTCACAATCCTGTCTGACAGAAAATTGGGTAAGACTTTCAAAACATCTAAAAACAAATTCGTAGCCCACCAAGCACCAACAATCTTAAAAGCCATGTCAGCGTTCTTCTGGTATTCATTCACCGACCACACCTGTTGGTAGCGCAATGGTCTAACACTTCAAAGATCCCATAAGCAGAAAGCAAAAGGGCTAAAACTAGCCCACCAATAAGTAAACTTAGTTCTAGGTTCTCTTGGTCTATTTTCTTTTTACGTTCAGCCGCTTCTTTCTCTCGCCTAGCGTTGTGAGCATCTTCAACATCCATTGCTTGCGCTCTGGCTTTAATCTTTGCCCACACATCCATCTTGTTAGCTTGAAAGAACAACATTTGAAGCTCTTTCTCAAACTCACGAGTAGCCTCCAAAGCCATCTCTATCTCGATAGCCATACCCATGCTAGAGCCACCCTTTTTGGCGGCTGCTACGGCTTTTGTAGCCTCACTCTTAGCATTGAAATACTTACCTAGTAAAGGCCCAAGCGAAGCCACATCATCAACAGTCTTAGAAGCCTGTTTAATGAGTTTTACGGCACTCTGGATGCCTGCTAAAGCTGTGACTGGATCAATCATGGGAATGCCCAAACAATGATGTAACTACAAAATACTACAAATACAGTGACACAGACTGCCGCAATGAATGCTACAGCCCAGTCTTTCATTACTCTGCCATTAAAGGTTGTGCAGCGCCTCTAGCCGCACCAGTTGAGAAATCTTGGACTGCATCAGCGACCCACTGAATTCCATACTTCTTGCCAACAGCAATAGCGTCTTGAATCTTCTGTTGGTCAAAGTTGTTAGCCCTTGTTTGAACTGCTTGGAACACTTTTACAGCATCAGATGGGTTTAACAATAGTGCTTTTAACTTCTCTTCTGTTGTATCCGAGGCTTTTCTAGCCCAGAATTTACTCATCAACGAAGTAATAGCGTAAACAGGGCCAGAAACAGGGTTGTAAATGCGAGAGATGATTTGCTCTGGAGGAATGCCAGTTAACTGCTCAATAGGCGTTCTAGGCACTGTTTCACCCTTAAATGGCACATTAGTTAAGTCTTTATTGAGTCTTTCAGAAACCAAAGCAAAGTCTTGAACTTTTTGTGCGTAAGTTGGGCCAAACACTCTGTTGAATACAGCCGCCTTAGTCCTATCACCAAGCATTTCAGTAGGGCTGCCAGCACGAACAATGTCATCCAACATGAAAGAACGAGCCGCATTTACTGCGTCTTTATTAGCTCCATACTGTTGCATAAACTTGTTTGTAAAGTTTACGTCAGAGTACATCTTGGACACTAACTCTTGTGGATTCTTAAAGCCACCAGAACTCACAATTTGATCGCCAGCAACTTGCTTAAATGCCGCATCCAACCGATTACGTTCTGCAATAAGGGCAGTAACATTATTTGAGGCTGCACGAAGCTCATCATTTAAGCCTGGCACTAAAGACACGCCACCTTGATTCTTAGCAAGCCATTTATTAGCCGCTTTAGGATCAAGAATATCGTTCTTTAATGCCGCACGACTAAAACTGTCGTAGAAGGCATCTCTTGCAACACGAATACCATCTTCACCAGTGGCCCTGATAAAGTCATCAACATTAGACTTATTACCAATAATGGCGGGAGCAATTTGCTCTACAAACTTTTTGCGGTCAACAGCCTTTAATGTCTCAGAATTAAATGGCAAACCAACCTTTTGGAAGTAAGAAGCATCAGCATTGCGATAAGCCTGAACAAAGTCAGGATCAAGGTTGTCAATATGTCCACCAACACGAGACTTCAACTCAGAAAGCAATCGAATATCAGCAGGTTCGCTTGTTTTACGCAATTGTTTGTTGATTTCACGCTTTAAAGAGTCCAAATCCTCTACTGTTGCTGCAGAAAACTTGATCCCACCCTCAGTCATTGGCCTACCTTCAGCCGTAAGAATAGGGCTTGGTGCGACTTCAGAAGGACGGAACTTGCCACGAACACGATTGTAGATAGAGGGGAATGTTTTAAAGATGTCAGAGGCTTGTTCACCTGCAACAAAGTTGTAGATGTCGTCAACAGAAGACGCTGGCAATTCAACATTCTTTTGTTTGGCAATGTCAAAAGCCTCTGTGTAAAGCGGTTTAACCGACTTTAAAGCGGCATCTTCTTTGGCGGCAACCAATGTAGATACACGTTGACCAAACACATTAGGATCGAGCGTAGCGTCTTTGTACGCATCTGCAATCTGTTCGTCAATAGTGCGGGTGCGTCTTGCTTGTGATTTAGCCAAATCAATAGGTGACACATCAACACGTACCTTGGTTGGATCGCCAAACAGTCGAATTTGACTGGCAGTTAAAGCCTGTTTTGCTTGCTCAAATTGAGCGCCATATTGCGCCCTGAATACTGGGTCTTTCGCTGACAAACTCTGAATAAAGTTGTTAATGACGGGATTGTCTGCCAACAAAGAACTGATTGGCATTTGTACGGCTTCGCCACCAGCAGTCTTTAAACGAACACTCTGCTGTGCGCTTGCCGCTTTTTTAAGCGTTTCCATGAACGCTGGATCAGCAGCACCTGCGGCAATAAACACATTATTGATTCGGTTATCCACATCCTTGAGTAACTCGTCTTCAGGAATAGTTCCACGAATCTTATCAACTTGGGACTTAGCGGCATCCCATCCTTTATTAAGAACTGGGCCAGTTTTTAGCAGAGTTCCAAGCGTATAAGCACCACCGCCACCGCCTACAACACTACCAACAACACGACCAGTAGTGGGAGCGCCCATCTTTTCGCCAATGTACTCACCCGCCTGACCACCCGCTTCAGCAGTAGAGCCAATAACTTGTTGTTCAGTTGGACGCAATATTGTTTGACCAAACAAACCCATGCGCTTTGTGGCGGCTAATGGAGGGAATAAATAGCTTTCTGGAGATGTAACAGCTTCTGCACCTTGACCAAGAATCCTTTGCATACCAGTTTGAGGCTCTACACCAGTAGTCCCAAGGGCTTGCATTGTTCCTTGGTAAACAGGTTGACGACCTGCTTTAAAAGTCTCTACAACTCCACCAGTAGTGGGTGCAGGAGCAACAGTACCGCCAGATGCCCTCATGCCCATAGTAAGAGGATTTACACCAGCACGTTCTAATGCTGAAAAGATAAGGTTTGATAGACCTGAAGTAGTACCAACACTACTTGCAAAGCCTTTTCTGGCAGATTCAGCCAACACAGCGCCAGTAGATGGTGCTTCAGGCGCTTGAGAAGCAATCATCTTCAAGGCTTGGTCAGAGAGATCAGAAATATTGCCAGACGCAATTGCCTCTAATTCTGCGTCAGATAAAGCATTAAGGTCTAATTTGCTCATTTTTTACCTTCTTGACGTTGTTTCAACAAAGCACGAGCTTGTGCCGCCAAATCACCAGATACATCAACTTGTTTAGTTGCTTCAAACTCTGGGAACTTAAGAGCCAAATCTACACGAGCCTTATCATAGCCAGGTGTACTGTAAGCAATTTGACGTTGTGCATCAATTTCTCTTGTCGCTTTATTTGTAGAAACCTTTTTAACCGCTTGCAATGTATTCTTAATAAGATTCTGTGTTTCCAATGTTGGAGTTCCAGTAAACAGCGTAGACGTAGAATCTAATAGCTTGCCAAACAATGATGGATCACCACCCGCTTGCTCAACATCACGCCTACTAAGTTGGCTATCTCCAAGAGCTTTTGCCAATTGAACACGAGCCGCATTAAATGAAATAAAGTTATTTTTTGTAATTGAATCGTTAATTGCCTGTAATGCTTGATCTGCCGCATTAACAGATTCAATCTGCGGAGCAATTGTTTTCTGTACATCTGCTCTAAACTTTGGTATGTCAGCAAACTTTTCTTGACCAGGCATTACATTGGTCAATTTAGCAGCGCCTTTCTCAGCTTTTCTACCTTGCTCATCTTCAACACGCTTATTAACAATTCCTCTCTCAGTAGGAGTTAATGTGGCAAATGGCTTGTCATAAAGTTCAGCAGAAATAGACTCTCTGTCTGTGCCAAAGCGCAGGTCTTTCTCAGGCTTTGTTGTCAAACGTTGAAGTTCTGTATAGCGAGTTGTTAACAGATTCATTGCACGATCACGTTGTGGTGATGCAGGTTGAGCCTTTAGTTGGTCGAGAGTGTCTTGCAAAGTAGAAAGTTCGTTAGCTATCTGAATATCATTAGGAGTTGCCTGTTGACGCTCACGATTAGCCGCTGCCATACGTTGTTGTGCTTGAGCAATCTCACTCTGTGCTTTACGGGCATATTCTGCCAATGCAAATGCACCTTGTTGATCGCCCATCTGGGTCAACATCTGAGCGCCTTTTAACAAGGAAGCAGGGTCTGTTTGATCTAGTTGACCAATGACTGATTGACGAGCGCTAATGAGCTTCATCTGTGGGTCTTCTACACCCATCATTCCTGCAATGCCACGACCTAGTTGACCAACACCTGATTGAAGGGTTGCACGAGCCGCAGCACCAGGGTCTAACTGTGCCAACTCATAACCTTGTTTAAGGTCTTGCTGATAACGCTGTTGGGATAAACCTTGTGGCGTTATGCCAAATAATCCTGCAATATCTGTCGCCATGATTTCTCCTTAAGTTCCCCAAACACCAAGAACGTCTTGGTTGCCATAATAGTTTCCAGCGCCATAACTTGTTGCGGGCGCACTCATCGCAGTTACTGGCGGTACAGTTGGATTGAACAAACTTGAAAAAGCCTGACCAAACATAGAGTTAGGATTACCTGCCGCAGTTAACACTCCCGCAAAAGGATTAAACGTAGCGTTAGCACCAGTGTTGTAAGCACTAGACAACTGTTGACCTCGTAGACCTATTTCACCTGCTCTAGCACCAGCTAAAGACGCTTGTTGGGCAAGGTTAGCACCCATAGTCAAAGGTTGTTGAGCCGCACCCTCAAGGGCTTGTACTTGTCCCAAAGCATTCGTAAATGGTGAATAGGCGGCTTGTTGACCACCATAGTAGTTACCCATTGCGGTAGCGCCTTGACCCAATAGACCCGCACCAAACAAGACGTTCTGTTGACCAGCTTGTTGAGCTTGAGACGCCAGTTGTAGTTCTTGTTGCGCTCTAGCGTTATACAAGGCCTGTAGCTCAGGAGTAGTAGCACCTAATGAGCCACCTTGAGCAACAGAAAGACCCGCACGACCTTGTTGTTGTAATCTGTTTTGCAGATTAGCTAATTCCATCTCACGGCTAGGTTGCAATAACTGCATCTGTTGATTGATGTAATTTTGTGCAACATCTTGCGGAGATTGAGAGATGTACTGATTACCCAACCCAAACAAGTTCTGTGCGCCAGTTTGAAGTGGTGCAAACTGTTGTTGTGCTTGTTCTGCTTGAGTCAAACCACGACCTGCCAAGCCAACCAAACGATCCTGAGCCGCTTTAGCTTCAGGGCTTAGTTGGTATCCAGCAGAAGTCATTTGACCCGTTACAGGATCATAAGTGTAGTTAGATGTACCAAAACGAGTGGTCATTCCAACTGGTCTAAACTGAGAACCTGCTACTGCTTGTTGAGTGGCAGTATTGACGTTAGCTGCGGCAGCGGTAGCGGCATCTCTTGACTCTTGGCTTTGCAGTACACCACCCGCTAAACCTAAACCACCAGTAATTGCATTGCCAAGCAGACCAGTAGCAGCCGCACCGCCTAATGTAGATAGAGCACCAGAAGTCAAAGCACCGCCAACTGTTCCTGCGGCAGGCAATGCTGAACTTAATAATCCAGTAGATGCGGGAGGGGCAACAACCGCAGGTGCAACAGCGGCAGCTCCAGTGCCATACAAAGCCGCAGACTCAGCCGCAGTTAAAGCACCTGCACCAGCAGTACCGCCCAACTCAGCTAATGACAAGCCTGTAGCCGCTTCTGCACCAGCCGCAGTCCCTGCCGTACCTAGCACACTACCTGTACCACCAAACAGACCGCCCGCATAAGCACCACCTAAAGCAGCTAAAACTACTGGGTCTTTGAAGGCATCTACAAGTCCACCAAAGAAAGATTGATCACCGCTTGATGTTACTTTTCCAGTTCCAGTAAATTCACCAGTAGGAGAGTAATTTTTAAATTCGGAACCTACAGGGGGTTTGTAGTTAATATCGCCCGTAGTCTTTTCTACAGTGATATTCTCAATGCCAACAACTTGCCGATCTTCTCCAGAACCTCGAACCTCATATTGAGGCGCAATGCGAGTATCTCCAAGCGTAACTGACATACCTTCTGGGATTGTTGCTGCCACCCTAGAGATTACATCTCCTTCAGGAATATTAACAGCACTAGCCATCTGTGATGGGCTAATACCATTTTGTTCCATAGCGGAAACAATCTGAGCATCACTAAGATTAGGATTGGCTAAGAGATAGTCAATAATTTGTTGGTTTGTTACTGCCATGATATTTCCTTACAAGTCACCTGTATTTGTTGATGGGAAGGTTCTAGTTATTCCTGTAGTACCTGCCCAAATAATTCTTACTGCGCCACCTCCTGGAACAGAGCCTGATGTGGGAAACGCTTGCATACCACCCCCATATAAACCGCCATTTGGTGGGACAGATAAACTGTAATTTCCACCAGCAGTGCCGCTAGAACCACCACCACCGCCTCCGCCAACATACGTTGCACCAGAACCGCCAGCACCGCTAGAGCCTTGCCCTAATAATCCAACACCACCACCAGAGCCACCGCCCTCTATAGAGCCGCCATCATAAAAATATCCGCCACCTCCGCCTCCGCCTCCAGAGCCAGAACTACCAGATGACAAGCTGCCACCCGCACCACCAGCACCCGCATAACCACCCGCACCACCACCACCAGTGCTTGAGTTTCCACCATCACCGCCATTGCCACCGCCATCACCCGTGTATGTGCCGCCAGTTGGTAGACCACCAGCACCGCCTTTTACTATAGCCGTGGAAACAAAATATGAGTCAGTTGCACCAGCAAATGTAGCTGAGCCAACAACAACTGTGTACGAGTTTCCAGGGGTTACTGCGTAATTGTTTTTGTATCCCAATCCACCGCCACCACCTCTGCCTCCGCCAACAGCAACAACACTTACTGAAGTTACTCCATTAGGGCAAGTCCAAGAGTAAGTTCCAGCCGTTGTAAAGGCTTCTTGACCAGCAGGGAAAACCCCACCTACTTGAAAAGCGTTAAGTGCGGCAAACATTATGGTGTGTATCCTGGTGAAACATTGCCATACCAATTTGTACCATCTGATACAAAAGAGAAGATGTCCATCTTTCCTGCTGTTGCAGTTACTGTAGGAGTACCAACTGAATTATATTTAACACCCGTAAATGTCGCAGTACCATTACCTGTAGATGCCGCTTGCTTTAACAACAAGATAAAAGACTTACCCGCAGTAGCGGTAGGCATCGTAAAAGTGCAAGCAGTAGAAGCCGTTAGGGTTGCTGTCTGTACAGTACCGCTTGTCAAAACCAATGTGTGTGCGCTAGTTACAGTACCAATGGCAACAACACTCTCAACATAGTTCGTAACAGTTGGGTTTGTCAGGGTCTTGTTTGTCAGACCTTGAGTATCTGACGTACCAACAACATCACCAGTAGGCGCAGTCTTTAATGCAAAAGCCGCTAGATCAGCATCGTAGTCTTGCTTGGTAGCAATAGCCGTAGCAATGTTATTGAACTCAGTATCAATCTCAGTACCTTTGACAATCTTTGCAGGATTACCAGAGGTAAGGTTATCTTTGGTTGCAAAGTTCGTACTCTTGGTGTAATCGCTCATGATAATTTCCCATTTTTAGCTTGGATTTCAATCTTTTGAATAGACAATTGTGCCCCGTTAATATCAGACTCATAGCCCGTCTGAACAACCTTGCCAGTACCAGAAGCGGATACTTTTAGAGTATTCAAAGCAACCCCATCTGAATACTCAGCAACTACTGTTGCATTTGCACCGTATTCTGCAATGTTGTATTCAGATACACCTTGAACAGGAATGGTTGTAGTGGCACTTAAGTAGTTAGTCTTAAAGTCAAAACCCCACTTGATAATTAGGTTTTGATTCGTGCCACCAATAACAACAACAGAAATTTTCTTTAAAACAGATGTCTGATTAACATTTCCAAGGTCGGCATGGTTGGTGTAATACTGAAACCGATACACGCTTGTGTAGTCGTTATAACCCGTATATTGACCAATATAGCCATTCTTACCAATGTAGACCGCACCGCTTCTCAAAGATGCTAACGCTGTCGGAGTAATCGAGTCCCAAGTGGTTACACGGGAAGAACCATCTTGCAGAATAACTTTAGTATCAAAGCAGTAAACAGACTGAGTAACAGGCATCGTCAACAGATAGAAGCCTTCTCTCTCAGAGTAAACAGACTTAATGTTTGCCAATGTCTGTGAAGCAACATCACTCATCAAGTCATTACGCACATTCTTAGACAAGTCCCTCTCAGGAGCAGACTTCTCTTGAATCGTTCTCATCAAGGAACGAACACCAGAGTTTGACAAGAAGATCACATCAGAACTAGTTGTCTGAACACTGTCTCTTGATAAGCAACCTATCCCACCAACTGTGTCAGAAATAGACATCGTAGAAGGAGTAGTCGCACCCTGATAAACAAGAATCTGCCTCTTACCAAAGATAAACAAGAAGCCATTGTGAGCAGCCAAGGCTTGAACTTCATCAGCACCATTAGGCCAAACTCTACTTGTGTCTAAATTACCAGTAGTGCCACCAGACCATACATGACCCGCAATCAGATCAGAGAAGCTAACAGTAACCTTATCTGTACTAGAAGAAGC